CTAGAAGGTGATGGATGGATGTTTCAAATGGATAATGAAGTTCCTCAACTATTAGAGGCTGGAGATATTCTTAATGTATCCAAAATGGCTTATCATAGAATCTATAAGGCAGGAACAACGCCACTCAAAATCAAAATAGATGAATCAATGAAAACATTTAAAACATTTTGTGAAGAGACTGAATTAGAAGAAGGGTATGCTATCGATACTACACGTTGGCAATTCTCACATAAAGGACAGAGTCCCAAAGGAGAAGGAAACTGGGCATTTGATTACAGCGCATCAATCATTGGCGGAGGCGCAGCTTCGTTGGATCAAGATACGTTTTTCGCAAAATCACAATCAACATATAAGGATGCACTAAAACAGTTGACCAAATTCTTGAAAAGAAATTTAAGAGTTAAACCCAAAGATATTAAGATCAAACTTGCTCCATAATGAAAACATTTAAAACATATCTATCCGAAGCTTCCAAAGCCGGTAAGAATACTCACATGCAACATCTTGAGGATGCAGTCATCTATGGCGGTGTCAAAGGAACGAGAGAAGCGATCTTTGCTCTCCGCTCTTTAAGAGATATGCTAGCAGGAAATAGTAATTCTTCAACTGATGTAACAGTCAAATGGGATGGAGCACCTGCAGTTTTTGCTGGCATCGATCCAGAAGATGGTCAATTCTTTGTTGCTAAGAAAGGAATCTTTAATGCAAATCCTAAGGTATATAAGTCAGAAGCTGAAGTACGGAATGACACATCTGGCGATCTTGCAGAAAAGTTAGTGATTGCATTCAATGAGTTGAAGGATCTTGGTATTAAAAATGTAATTCAAGGTGATATCATGTTTACTAAAGGTGACTTAGGTAATGAATCGATCGATGGTGAGAAGTATATTACCTTTCAACCTAACACTATTGTTTATGCGGTACCTGCAAAATCAGCACTCGCCAAAACAATACAAAAGGCAAATCTCGGAGTTGTATGGCATACTACATATACAGGAAAAGACTTTGAATCAATGAAAGCATCCTTTAAGGTTGATTTAAAAGGCCTCAAAAAGAAAGCTTCTGTCTGGTATCAAGATGCTAACTTCAGAGATATTTCAGGTAAGGCGACTCTATCAGCGATTGAAACAGAACAAGTATCTAAAGCACTTGCTAAAGCTGGTAAGATATTCCAACAGATCGCAAGTTCAACTCTTAAAGAAGTTGAATCTAATCAAGCTCTTGCAATAAAACTTGAGACATTCAATAACACCCTTGTTCGTAAAGGACAACGTATTGGAAATACGACTAAGCACGTTCAAGATCTTATCACATGGTTTGATGAGAAGTTTAAGAAGGAGTATGAAAAACGTTCAAGCGAAAAGGGTAAAGCGAGTGTTACAGCAAAGCATGAAGAGGAAATGAAGTTCTTCTCGAAAGAGAATAAGAAAAACCTTGATCTAATGTACCAATTGCAAAATGCGATTGTTGACGCTAAGTTGCTTATTATAAGTAAACTAGATCAAGTGAAACAACTTGATACATTCATTCGCACTAAGAACGGATTTAAGGTTACTGGATCTGAAGGCTTTGTTGCAATCGATAGAGCAAAGAGTGGTGCAGTGAAGCTGGTTGATCGCTTAGAATTCTCGACTAATAACTTCTCACCTGATACAATCAAGGGTTGGGAGAGATAAGTGTATAAATAATAGTCTAGGTAAAGATTTAATTAAAGAATGGAAAAGATAACTATGATCAAAGGATTTAAACAGTTTAATGAAGAGAAGTCAAAGTCAGTTGTGTTTACTTTTGGTAGATTCAATCCACCGACTACTGGGCATGAGAAACTTCTAATTAAAGTTGCATCATTGGCCATTGGAAATGACTATAAGATATTTGCTTCACAAACAAATAATCCAAAGAAAGACCCTCTTCAATATAAGGAGAAGGTAATGCTGATGCGCAAGATGTTTCCGAAACATGGAAGAAACATTGTCCTTGAACCAAATGTGAAAAACGCAATTGATGCTCTTGTTTATCTTTATGATCGAGGCTACACGAAAGCGACAATGGTTGTTGGTGCTGATAGAATTTCCGATTTTAAGACACTGTTGAATAAGTATAATGGTGTTAAAGCCCGCCACGGCTTTTATGAGTTTACAGATGGTATCTCAATCGTATCTGCGGGTGATCGTGATCCAGATGCTGATGATGTTTCTGGAATGTCTGCCTCTAAAATGAGAGCAGCTGCAATCGCAGGAGACTTTCAATCCTTTGCAAATGGTCTTCCAAAGTCATTTGGAGATAAGTTAGGTGTATTCAATCTTCTTCGGAAGAGAATGGGCCTAAAAGAGATGAACAACTTCCGCAAACATGTTGAATTAAAGACCACAGATATTCGTGAAAGATATATCGCCGAAGAGGTGTTCCTTGTTGGTGATAGATTCTTAAATCTAAATGGAGAGATTCTAACTGTCACCGAAAGACGTACAAACTTCATCGTTGGTTCGGATGATAAGAAATACTTCCTCAATAAGATTGTTGAGATGAAAGACGAGACCACCATCACTGAAACATCAAGAGTGACCAAACATATAAAGAGTTTTAAAGATATCCTTGGAGAAAAAGTTGAATATATGTCAATGAGTCAACTCCAAAAGATGTTGAAAAAGGAATATGGATTAAGGGCTAAAGATCTTAAGATGGTGAAAATTAAGGGTGGATTATCCATTCAAACACCAAGTGGTCAAGAACTCGAAAGATATAATCATGTGCCAAAACTAGGTTATACGATCTCTGAGGCAAAAGATTGTTGGGATGGTTACGAAAAGGTGCCAGGCATTGCCCGCGGCAAAAGGGGCTCGTGTGTGAAGAAAGAAGACGACGCAGTTGAAGAGGGTGTTGATGATCCAGCAATCTTCAAAGCAGTATTCCTTGCTGGCGGACCAGGATCTGGTAAATCATTCACTGTTGGTAAGACTGGTCTCACAGCCCTTGGATTCAAGGTTGTTAATTCGGATGATAAGTTTGAAGCAGCTTTAAAGAAAGCAGATCTTGAACCAACACCAGATAATATCTTTAGTCCAAAAGGTCAAAAACTTCGTGGAAGAGCCAAAGAATTGACAGCAAAACAAAGAGATCTTTATATCGATGGCCGCCTCGGCTTGGTGATTGATGGAACTGGTAAGAACTTCGCCAAGATTAAAAAGCAGTCTGAGTTACTTAAAGCAATTGGTTATGATGTAGCAATGATCTTTGTTAATACTGATAAAGATACTGCACTAATCAGAAATAGAAAACGTTCTAGAAGTCTTCCTGATGCCGAAGTCGAAACCATGTGGAAAGAGGTTCAGAATAACCTCGGTAAATTCCAATCGATGTTTGGTTCCAACTTTGTCATTGTTGATAACTCTGAGGGTGCAAACATTGAGAAGGCAACCACATCTGCATATAAGAAGATGGCTAAGTTCGCTAAGGATTCTCCTAAGAATAACATCGCTAAGAAGTGGATTTCAAAACAACTCGGAGAAGCGACATGGAGATCGGAAGGTCATTATACAGCAGACGGCAAAGAATGGACTGGTGATCAACACCAAACTGACGGTCAAGTAATGACAGGCAAGGTTCATACCGATGATAGCGTAAATTTATATCACTTCAAAGAACTATCACCAGAAGTGAGAAAGAAAATTTCAGCAACATTTAAACAATATAAATAGTTAGTAATAGCAAAACAAACAGAATTAAAGATAGTATAGAAGAAAGAAGTGGGTATAAAACAACTTTATTATAAATACATAAAGAATACTCCAAATCAAAAACTTAATGGGAAAACTATGAAAAGAGAAAAATTTATACCTGAAACCGTCATCGATGAAGATGTCCCAGCCTTTATGGGTGCTCTGGCTCAAGCGGCTAAAGCTGGCAAGAAAGAATTTAAATTCGGGGAGAAGACATATAAGGTCAACTTGAAGAAGGATGTGGCTGATAAGATCACAAAGAATATGGATGAGAAAACAGATTTTGAAGAGGGGAATGAATTCACATCAGCAGCTGCTAAAGCAAAGCTTGCTGGCAAAGATGAATTTGAATTCGAAGGCAAAACATATCCAGTAGAGATCGATCAAGATGCTGCTGAAAAGATTCTTGGTAAGAAGGAATCAGTTGAACTTGAAAGAACAAATATTCTAACACCTGATGAGTATGATGAGGTTTCAAACTTTAAAAACTTCAATAAGAAGGATTGGAAATGGAACGCAATTCAAAAGAAGTTCGTTCGTAAGGTAAAGGTTAAGGAATCCACAGATGTTGATCAACTTACCGATGCTCTTTCTGAAGCAACAGCCTCAGACTATGCCAAACTTTCAGATACAGATTTAAAGGATCTACTTGCAATCTTCAGAAAAGTGGGTAACACTGCAGCCAAGCCGATCATCAAAGCCATCCGAACCGAGATGCAGAGAAGATCTCTCAAGGAAGAGATTGAGCTTGAAGAAGCGGTTAGACCATTCAAGGAGCTTGAAAAAGCTTGGATCAGAGCAAAGGATAATGATAAGAAGAGAGAAAAGCTCATTAAGAAGCATAATCTCAAACCAATCATTTCTAATGTGAGACCAGGCGCTATTAAACTCGGTCCTCTTAATAGTCTTAATGCAAAGGGTAAACAAGAATTCACAATGGTAGGATTAGATGCTGACGGCGAGTTAATCTTCGTTAGTAATAATCCATTGAGAATTCACTATCCAAGTAATGTTAAGGATCGCCCATCAGGTGAGGAGATGAAAGAGTCTGTTTCACTTAAGAGCCTCCGCATTCGCCGTGCAGTTGAGCTGTCTGTAAATGAATCAATTTCAGAAAGACTTGATGCTTTCATTACTGAGTCGAACATTGATGCTACTTGGAGTCCAAGTAAAATAAAAAATGCATACAAGAAGTATATCATTGAAGCAGATTATCAACTCTATCATCCCACATTTACAGCCGCTGCTAAGGCTGCCTCAGATCTTGCTAAGAAGAAAGGCTTTGAGGTTGATGAAGATGATTGGTTCAACCAAGTTTCAACTGGACCTAAAAAGCCAGGTAAAGGCAAGACTAACCGATATGTCGTTAAGGTTACCAAGAAAGGTAAAGAAACAAAGAAAAGACTTGCTTTCCAAGTCTATGGTATGGATTCTGGCAAGTATGAACTGAATGCTTATGTTGAATCTACGCAGATTCAAGAAGTTAATGAATCAACCATGGATAAGGTTAATGCAATTGTATCAGATAAACAAGCCGCAAAGATCGGTGGAAAGATGATTGATATGCAGACCGCTTCTGCAATTGTGCAGGTTTACAGTAAGGTAAATGCCGCAACCAAGAAGAAGATGGAAAACGAAAAGATTGAGAAGCTTGTTAGTATCGCTCAGAGAGTGATGGCTAAAGAATCTACTAATCTTGAAGAAGCTAGTGCAACAGTCGCGATGGTTCTTAAGGCTCTAAGACTCAAAGGAGGAAAGGATGCCGACGCATTGATTAAGAAGATGAAAGATCTTGATTTAGAATCGAAAGTATCTAAGGCTCATGCAGATGCAGCTAAGAAGATCTTAAAAGGACAGATCACCAAGTTTGTAAAGGAATCTGATAAAGAACTTGATATTAAATCTTTAAAGGATTTGATTAAGAACCCATCACCTAAGATGATCAAGCAATACGGCGGAAAAGATAAGTATATCAAGATGCTAAAATCCAAGTTGGCTAAACTTGAATCGATTAAAGAAAATATAGGTGTAGAAGATGGTCGCCGCGTCATTGTTAAGGCTTTAACAAAACCGGCTGCATTAAGACTTCAGAAGAAATTGAGAAACAAATTCAATTCATATGATTTCAATATTGATAAATCTGGTCTTAGTATTATCGTTCCAAATGAAAAACCTATCACCCGTTTCATTAATAAACAACCCGAAGTAGACACAATTGGTGAATAACAATCAAAATAGATTTAAAATGGGAATATGGATGACATGAACGCAAACGAAAAAACGCGACTAGACAGAATTGAAGAAAAGATCGATAAGATGGCAGATGCTATCATTGCTTTGGCCAGAGCCGAAGAAAAGATCTCAGCTCAAGAAGAATCAACTAGAATTATCCTCAAGAGAATGGTCGATCAAGATGACCGCTTAAGACTGATTGAACGCGATCTATCTCACGTCGAAGATACAACTAGAACCATAAAGTCAGTCGTATGGACTATCACGACAGCAATCATTGGATCTATCGTCGCGGCATTCGTTTGGATGTTTGATATCCCATCAAATTAGACTGTCTTCTAAGCAACCATTAATATGAATATTATAGAAAAGACATTAAGTAACTTAAGTGAGAAACCACTTTCAGTCTCGGCCCGAAGAGCCCGCGGCAGAATGATGAAACGACTCGCACCTAAACTTGCAATGAAGAGAGCCAAAGCTCTGAAGAAGAAGGCTTCTCCAGAGAAATTGGCTTTGAGGGCTAAGAAGGCTGCTAAAGACATTATTCGAGGTAAGATCTTAAAAGATAAGAAATATAATGATCTAGCTCCAGCACAAAAGATTAATGTAGATAAGCAAGTTGAGAAGAAGACCGCCGCAATCGCTAAGATTGCCAAGAAACTTCTACCTTCGATAAAAAAGGCAGAAAAGGAAAGACTCGCAGCAATGAATGCCAAGGAGGAATCTATTAAAGAAGTACAACAACCTACTCCAAAAGCCGCTTATGATTTCAAGGATATACACACCATTGAAATTTATGATTAATACTCAGAGATAACTTAAATTTAATATAAATACATTTTTAACTAAAACAACTATGAACTTTCAGGATACATCAAAATCATTAATGGATGCGGTAGCAAAGATACTGGCGCCAGTAACTACAGAAGAAGTCGAAGTTTCTGCTGCAGAAACCACAGAAGAAGTGGTTCTCACAGAGGCGATCAAAGTCAAAACTCATAAGGGTATGTACTCTATTAAAAAAGGTGAAGAATCTTTGAAATCTTGGGTCGAAAAGATTGTGATCATGAGTGATGATGTAAAGAAGAGTCAACGCAAGACCATTACACAAAACATTGTTAAAGCAATTGAGTCTGGTAAGATCAAGAATGCTGATCTAACACAAGATCTTGGTGCTCTCATTGGTGTGAAGTCTGGCGCACATCGAGCACCAGGTGTAATTGTAAAAGCAGAACTGAAAAGGCTTGGACTACTTGAATCTGCTGATCTTGAAGAAGCATCTAACGCAGATCTGAAGAAAGTTCTTGCTACTACAAGAAAACTTGGCGCTATAGTAAAAGGAAACACCGCAGATTTTGGTCAAGGTGCAGTAATTGATTTTTCTATCGAAAAAGGCAAGATTAAGTTTGATGGCGGTAAGTCATCTGGCGTCGAATATTACAATAATGCTAAAGACGCAATTAGCGCATTGATGATTGGAGTTGATGAAGCAACAGACCTTGAAGAAGCTATTGTTTATCGTGATATTCGCCACGCAATTGAGTTACTGAGGACCACGCCCGGCGCTACTAAGTTCAGAGATTCACTCATGAAGAAAGATCAAGATGCTAAGATTTCTTCAAGTGATCTTAAAAAAGCCAAGGAAATATTCGCTAATATGAGCACTATCGATTCGGCTAACGTTGAGAAAAAGAGAAAGGATAGATATTTCCC